CACCAAATACTAGCACAGTTCCTGGTTCGTAATCTTTATCTGCTGTATATTTTTCTGCTAAGTCAGCGTATTGTGCAGATGTTGCAGTACCTTGGAACACACTTGCGTAAATATGGCCTGCTGAATCTCTTGCGGCAATGGTATTAGAAGTTGCACTTGTAGATGCACTTCTTGCTGTGCCGCCCACATCTAGTGTTAGAGCTTCTGTTGCACTACCATTGAATGTTGTTGCCCACACACTTCCAAATTTATTGCTGCTACTTCCTATCTGTACACTTTCTGTGCCTGTAAATGCAGATACATTGCTGTATCCAGGAAGTATAGCAGATGAAGTTAACCGCATTGGCATTTTTTGTGCTGCGCTTGGATTTTGTACTTGGAAATATATTTGCTGGCCTTGCTCATTAGCAATCAGGCCTTTGTCGTCATCGACAATTTTTAATCTTAAATCATTAGAATCACCTATAGCAATACCTACATCAGCAAATTCTGCTAATACTGTAAAGTTAGGTGCTCCTGACAAGGCAAAATCGCTAGCTGATTTTCCTTCTAGTTTTAATGAGTTAGATGCTGTTCCCCAAAATCTATGCTGTGTAGATGTTACACCGTTTGTGCTGTTTTGAGTATTTTTAAGTGTTAAACCTTGTCTAATTACATCAAATCCAGGGTAATTGCTAGCGTCTTCTGTGCCAATAGTAAACTGTTGTGCAGAAATAATATGTATTACTTCATCATTAATTACACTTTTAATAACAGGTCTTGATGTTCCTGTATTGTCTCTGATGTTGACGCTTTGAAATTGGGTAACTGTTTCACCAACACCTTGCGGACCGACTAGTACGAATGATGTTCCGTTGTAAGCATATAATTGTTCATTTGATGTGTCCCACCAAAAATCACCTTCAGCAAGTCCTGCAGGGGTATCATTACTTACTTCAGCTCCGCCAGTGGTTCTCCATTTTGAACCATCATAGAATTTTAATTTAGAATTTCCGCTATCAAACCAAACTTGACCGCCTAGTGCTTTTGGTGGAGCACTACCACCAGCAAAGTTTTCTAGCAAAAACACAAAGTTTTCATTTTGTATTTCACCATAACCTGCATAGTTTTTACCAACTAATTTCAAGTCGGTGGTTTGGTCAATGGTTCCATCTTCAACTACTGTGAGTTGCGAATTGTTGTATCTGTTAATCGTGTATGCCATCTGTTACCCCTATTACACTTTTATTTATCGCTTTTTGCATTAAGTTACCGTCTGTAAAGTTCTAGACTCAAAGTTCCATACACCTGCTGAAGCTTGGTATACGTAAATATATCTTGTTGCTGTTAGGTTAATTGTACCGCTAGCAGTGTTACTTTCGCTGATATCTTGTATTACTGTTACATCTTCTACAACATTGTTTTTATCTACACTTACTGACGATTTTGTTAAAACACCAGACGTATCTGGGCTGGTTGTAATATCTATACTAATACCAGACACAGTAGATCCTGAATAAGATGTAGCTAAAATCCGCATATATGCACCGCTTTCTACAGAACTAGCTGGTTTCAAGTTTTCTAAAAGTGTTTTAATACTATCTTTTGGACCGTCATTTGTTGTAATATCGTCTGGATCTGTCAATCCTGTGACATCCATGCTCATAACTAGTGTTTGTAAATCTATTTGTGTATCTACGTAATTTTTTGTAGCAGCATCGCTTGATACTGTTGGTTCAGCAAGTCCAGTAATATTTTGGCTGTCTACTGTAATATCGCCTCCAGCAACAATATTAAGTCCTGTGCCGTTAATTCTTTCAATAGTTGCACTGTCTAATTTTATATCATCTACTGTAAGTTCTGATTGTACACCAAGTATAGTAACACCTAATGCACTTGTCACTGTGCTTCCTAGTGTTGTCTTAGTAAGTACACTAGTTCCGTCAATATTATATGATGGGTCAGGATTACCTACATTAACTTCAAGATCAATATCTACATTAGAAGTCCAACTATTTGTAGTCTGTTCCCAAACTAAATCTTTAGACCCGTTAGAACTTCTTAAAATTATTCCGCCGCCGTCAATAGTTGCATCATTACCTTCTGTGCTATCATCTAACAATCCAAGCTCTATGTTTTTATCTTCGACTCTTAGTGTACTAGTATTAAGATATGTTGCTTCACCTTCAACTAATAGGTTACCTCCTACAGTAACATCTCCTGTAAATCTACCTGTACCAGTTACATCTAAACTATATGCAGGATTAGATTTCCATATTCCAACATATTTTTGATCTGTATCAACATAGTAGGCAGGAAAGAAACTACTACCCGAACGTACTCTAATTGCTAGATCTGTGTTACTCTGTTGTGTTTCTAAAATTGTTGTTGAACCTGAAATTTTTAAAATAGCATATTCAGTTTCGCCTACACCTACACTTAATCCAGCACTGTTTTTAATTCTAATACTGCCTGTAGTTGCACCGTTAGCATCTGTTGGTAAAAAGTTTGCAGCTGTTTTTGTAACACCTGCATCATCTAATAAACCTTTTGCAGTTGTTGCTGTACCTCTGTAAAAGAATTCATCATTAACAACGTTAAATCCACGTTGAATACGCTGTCTTTTAGGAACTTGATCATCATCTTCATATTGCGGATAACTAGGAATAGCAAATTCTGCCGGTACTAGGAATGTTGCATCACTGTAAATTCCAACAAGTGTATCACCTATAAAAAGTTTTAGAATAGTTCTTAATGTGTCGGTAGAGTCTATCTGTGACTCAACTTCAAATCCTGATCTTCCTTGTCTTGCACTATACTGTGGACCTATAAGAGTAAGATCGGATCCGTCCCAAATATAAAGTTTATTTTCTTCGTTATCTATCCATATGTCACCGGTGTTTAAATTAGTAGGTTGTGTGCTACTAACCACAGAACCTGTAGCAGGACGGAAATTTAAACCATCGTATACTTTAAGTCTATTGTCTTGTTTGTCAAACCATAATTGTCCTACTAGAGGATTTGCTGGCTGACTGGTTGAAGCAAAATTTTCTAGTATTTTGATAAAGTTTTCATTTAAAAACTCACCAAATCCTTTGTAGTTTTTACCAATTAGTGTAATATCAGTAGTGGTATTATCTAAAATACCATCAGTAAGATCTATGAGTAATTCACCGTCAGTTCTGTTAAGTCTATAACTCATTTATTCTTACCCTCCCCAATATATAATAAAGTTTAATGTCATAAATGGATTCATAACATTTATTGATTCGCCAAGTGCATCATCTGTTAATACACCACCGCTACTAGGATATGCTTGACCAGCACCAGTTCCTGTTGGTGCATCGTAAATAATAGCATCATTATCAGTTGGTGTACCGGAAACATCTCTAATAGCATAATATTGGTCACCACTGTTACCACGCAAATCGTGTTCATGCTCTGGAAGATTGCTTGTGTTAATAGTAATATCTTCTGATCCATCTTTGGATCCTAGCACATCTGCGCTACCTGATGTTACATTATCTGCACTGGTGCCGCCCATATTATCTGCGCCCAATACAAATCTACCACGTAAATCCGGCAATCCAAACTTTCCTGTGGCTGGAGTTGGTTTATAAGTGTCACCAATGACATCATATAGTTCACCATATAAACTTATTGCTACTTCACGGCCGTCACACAACAACCAACCAACAGGTGCAGCTGTACCTGCATAGGGAACAACAGTTCCTACCGGTACTGTTCCTTGTATAGCTTTGAATAAATTTCCTCTAGATAGTTTTTTTAAACCAGTAGAACCTGTAACCCTATTAATTAGTATTTCATCATCACTTTGTGATTCTAAAACAGCATCTTTACCTGCAATAATTTGGTTACTTATAGTTGTTGCAAAGATTTTTGTTGTTCCGCCTGTCTGTCCGTCAAATACGATACCGTCAGCTGCAACATCTCCTGATATTCTAAATGTAGTAGCACTGGTTAATCTATCTGCACTTCCTGCTCTACCAGAAACAGTTCCGCTTACATTACCTGTTAAATTTCCTATAAAATTTGTTGAATAGATATTTGCGAACTTTGCACTAGCTGAACCTATGGCTTTTGTGTTGTTTTCATTAGGAATAATATTAGAAGTTGTTGTGTTTCCTTGAACTGTTAATGTTCCGCCAATATTAACATCTCTTTGTACGCCCATTCCTCCTAAAGTTTGAATAGCGCCTGAACTTGCGTCTGTGCTGTTAACTGTAGATGTGCTTTTAATTGAGCCGCTTGCTTGTATGTTTCCTGTTACGTCTAGTTCTTCGTCTGGTGCAACATTGTTTATACCAATTTTTAAATCACTGTCTATTCTCAATACGTTTTTTAATATTCCATCATTTTTAACCTTAAAGTCCATGCTTGAGCCAGCAATATTATGTTGGAATATACCTGCATTTCCTTCAACACCTATACTCATTTCGGCATTTACACCATAACGTATACCTGCGTTGTTTTGTACATTGATTGGAAATGCTGTTGTACTGATAACATCAGCTCTTAAAAAATTTCCTGCACTTACTGTATTACCACTTACAATAAGTCCTTCTGCTTTTTCAGCAGTTCCTATGTATTTAGGTACTCCGTCTCCACTTATGTTGTTTGTTGAAAGATTAATTCCCGGTTGGAGTGTGCTAAATCCAGGAATAACAATTTTTGGAGTAAATGATCTAGATGTAACCAATGCAACAGGATTAGCATCTACTTCTATTTGTAATACATTATAAGTTTCATTATCTGTTCCTACAATACTAATAGGAGTTGCACCTGTAACTAGTCCGTCACTAAAAGTTGGACCTACAAGCACCCATCCAGATCCTGAAAACAAATATAATTGTTGGTTATCTGTATCAACCCACAAGTCGCCAATTAAACTTTGCGCAGCATCTGGTTCTGAATTTGCTTTTTTTAATCCACCGCTTGCTACCCAATTGGTCCCGTCAAAAACTTTTAGTTGTTCAACACCAGGAGTGCTGTCATACCAAAGTTGTCCTTCAACAGGTGTAGAAGGTTCTGTAGCTGACGCAAAATTTTCTAATAAATGTAAAAAATTCGTTGCTATAGCTGTACCATATGCTGTAGTATTTCTACCTGGCAACGACAAAGATGTTTCTGTATTCAGAGAATTGTCTTCTACAGTAATTGTACCTTTGTTTGCTTGATCTGTATATGCTATAGTATATGCCATTTACTATTCTCCTACCGTACCTGCCAAGCTCTGTATTCTAACAGTATAATCAACTTGAATTAATCTGTTTAAACTTTTCTGCACAGGATGGAAAACTACATGTGTTAGTAGTATTCCTGTGCCATCAGGTGAGTAGGATTTTAATCCTAGTTCATCAAATACATAAAGACTATTTGCATCTGTAGTTGTATCGAATGCATCTTGTCCGCTAGGTTCGCCATAATCTAGTAAACATGTGATTAGAACATCAGTATAGTTTGTTCCACTAACATGACGTGTTTCAATTTTGTTTCTTACCGGATCAGTGTTATTAACACTGTTATCATCTACAATTTTTGTAAATGTTTGATTGTACAAACTTGCATTAGTACCGGTGCTGTTGGGAGTAAGATATGTGATTATACCAGTAGGATCAACACTAGTACCACCGTTACCAAAGCTCATTTCATATATCCAATTTTGACCTCTATTACCTATACTGTCAGCCAATGCAATACTC